TCATCGCGCAACGGGCAATTCAGACCACCGGGTAGTGTATGCAGGCGATAACATCTCACGCTTCATCTGCCATGCCTTTTGTATGCCTTGTCCAGCAAACCACACCTTCCCCTTGCCTGATTTATTGATATCGTCCAGAACAGCCATCAACGCGGCACTGTTAGCCTTGGGCTGGTTATCATCGAACAACCCCAATTGAGCCACACCCTGGCTATAGAAATCACCCAGCATCACCCCGCCCTTTTGATAACGATAGCCATCCTTCCATATCGCATCAAGGCACCCTAATGCAGCAGCGATAATGTCCCGTGAATCCTGAGTGGGGATATAAAGCTTAGTACTCACAATGTTGCCATAGTAAGGCTCATTGAGTGCAAAAGGGCTGGTTTTGATAAAGGCTGATATATGCCTGCAATATTGATGCTCACCCCGGAGTTTTTCAGCCGCGCGCACGGCATAGCCGCAGATAGCTTCGCGCATATCCTGATAATTAGTGATCCGCTCGCCAAAGGATCGGCTACACACAATCTGCTGCTTAGTCGGGGCGAACTCTTCCAACTCCAGGCATTGCTCACCATTCAGTTCTCTGACCGTTCGCTCTAATACCACATTGAAGTTTTTACGCACAAACTGTGAATGAGTATCAGCCAGCTGTAATGCTGTGTTGATTCCGAGTAGATTTAGCTTTTTACCAATGCGGCGACCAATTCCCCAGATGTCCTGTACGGGGGTTATTGCGAGTAGCTTACGTTGTCTGACAGGATCGGATAAATCCAACACGCCCCCCGTCTTACTCCACTGTTTGGCGGCATGATTTGCCAGCTTAGCCAGGGTTTTCGTTTGGGCTATCCCTACACCTACAGTGAGGCCGGTCCACTGCAATACCCGCTGCCGAACGTCACGGCCAAACTGATCCAGGCTCATGCAATGATTTACCCCAGATACATTCAGAAATGCCTCATCAATTGAGTATATTTCCGTGGCTGGCGACATAGATTCAAGCACAGTCATAACCCGGTTAGACATATCAGCATAAAGCTCGTAGTTACTGCTGAAGGTAACCACACCATATTTTTGGATCAGATTGCGCATCTTGAAATAGGGCTCGCCCATTTTAATGCCAAGCAATTTGGCTTCACGGCTACGGGCTATGACACAGCCATCATTGTTTGAAAGAACAACTATCGGCTTCCCCTGTAAGTCCGGCCGAAATACAGACTCACAGGATGCATAAAAGAATTAACGTCAGCGAGGGCAAACATGGGCCGCCTCGTTAATGACATATCTCACCACGCCAAACGTTTCTAAATCGTCTCCTCCATCACTCAAAACGATAGGCGCATAGTCTGGATTCATTGCCTCGAGTTGCACAACAGGATGTAAGCAAAGTTTTTTTACGGTGAACTCCCCTCCGATTGCAGCGATAATAATGTCGCCATGTTTTGCCGTAATACTACGATCGACAACCAGTAAGGAGCCGTCATAGATCCCTGCACCAGTCATCGAGTTACCCGAAACACGCACAAAATAAGTCGCTGCTGGGTGGGCGATACATAGCTCATTCAGATCAAGTGGTCGCTCGATATAATCGGCCGCAGGGCTTGGAAAGCCAGCAGGGATTGTCTCGTTAAACAACGGGATAAGAACAATTTTGCGAAGCGGGGAAAGTGGGTAAAAAATCATCATTAAAATCCATAACCAACTGTATATGCATACAGTATAATCAATGGGATTTTTCTTGTGAAGTGCGGTTTGGATAGATTTAACTAAGATGCTGGATCTACTCAGAAGATTTATTTCAGTTGATCTGGCTATTCGGTATTTGGTGTATTAAGCGTGTTGTTATCCAGTATACACATGCTTGCGAGATATCTTAGAACAAGAAAAACGCCCAAAAGCAGTGTTTAGATTACGTTTAGAAAGCGTAATGATTGTGTGTACTCTATGCCTGAGATACCATCCACACAGCATAAATATAATAAATTAACCGGGATAAGCATGAGCTTTAATCGCCGGAACTTTATCAATGGAGATAGTAGTGGAAGCGCAATCATCAAGAATTAAGCATTTAGACGGCATGAGAGGGATAGCGATCTTACTTGTTTTGTTTTTCCATACTTTTGTGCGCTGGCCCGATCTTCTGCCCTTTGTTGAGCAGACAAAAGATATATTCCTTTTTAAGTATGGTCACATTGGTGTTCGCTTTTTCTTTATAATATCTGGATTTGTGATATTCATGTCTCTGGATAAAACAGCAAGCATGGGGGCATTCTTTAAGAAAAGATGGCTACGGCTGTTTCCTGCTATGTTCATTGCCTCGATTTTTATATTTATAACAGCGCATTTTTTTCACGAAAGACCAGCAGGAATACCGCATTTGATAAATCTTGTTCCGGGCCTTGCGTTTATCAGCCCTGAAGTAATAGATTCTATTTTTAGTGTGCGAATTGAAGGGTTGGAAGGAGCGTTCTGGTCGCTTTATGTTGAAGTGATGTTTTACATTTTTGTGGGTGTTTTATACTTCACTTTTAGTAGAAAAGTCATACTTAAATCAATATTTATCACATATATATTTGCCTACTCATTGTATATTGTATTTCACTTAACAAGTGATCATCCTTTGATGCAGTTTTCTGTTATTACTGGAATAGATTCTTATGGATGGTTTTACATTGGATGTTTCATGTATGAAAAGATAAATAAAAGAAATGATTACTTAGATAATATCATGATGTTTATTGTGGTAGTTACATCTCTGTATCATTTTGACTTTGGTCTTGTAATTATCACTGGAATTATTATTGGCGGGTTTTGCTTCTCATTTTACTCACAGACATTACAAAGAATCCTTTCTAATAGAATGCTTTTGTTTTTTGGGTTAATAAGTTACCCTCTTTATCTCATACATGAAAATATGATTGTTTCATCAACCATTAAAATGTTAAATACATTTTATTTTGGCCGCTATGAGTTCTTAGCTCCTATTCCACCAATGATTGTCATTTTTTTACTAAGCTACTTCATTTCAAAACAAGAAAGAAAACTGAAGAACTTATTAAGTTATATTTTTGATAAAATTAAGTTACACAGGAAAAGAACTGCATAAAATCACTTAATGAATTAATTACTTTATGGGGAAATATCATGCAACAAATCTAATTATAAGATTTTGTTGCATGATAGTAATACTTAGTCAAATATTGATAGGCTGAATGAATTCTCCGTCCTTGTATTCCCATCCAATTCCGCATACTTCAACACATTTAACTAACAATAATCCATCAGGCGGCTTCCACCCCGAGCCATCCTCCAAAACAATTGTGTTAACAACAATACTGGTATTAATATCTATCAATGCGTATATGCTCATTAGCTATACTCCCTTACTATTAGATACCCATTATTTCCGTTAAATCCAATTTTGTTAACTTGAGATTGCCCACTAAATTGCCCTGGAGCAGCAGCTCCATAATTACCCAATAGAGTTCTTTCCACCGAAACATAGTTTGTCCCGACACCAAGAGACACAGTGACTGCTGGGTTATTTTGTTGTCCAAATGCTGACACCATTATCTGTCCACCGCCACTAACTGTTGGTGCACTTGCGCCTCCTTGCCCTGTTGACCCTCCCGGTGGGGTGTGCGCAGCACCAATTATCGAACCGGGGCCTCCGGGGCAGGTCAAAATACTGCCAAAAGTTGTTGAACCACCAGTTTGCCCGGAACTAAATGCGCCTATTCCACCAGAACCAATAACTACTGATGCCGTGCTCGGTACTGACGTGTATAAAACTTTCGCATAAGCACCAGGGCTACCAGTAGCCGCAATTGCATTTTGACTGGCTGAAGTGGCCGATACAGCACCTGATGCCCCACCCCCACCTACGGCCTCAACTTCAATGTACGCAGTGCCAGCAGTCGGCGTATAAGTGCCAGTTGATGTAAATGTCTGCGTATTCAGCAACCGGCCGGAAAACTTGCTCGGCGTCAATCCGATATTTGCTTGTGTTGTTGCTTGAGCAACAGAACCCGCAGCGGCAATTTCAGATAGGTTGTTAGTGGTCTTTAATGCCTTATCCCCCATATCCTTAACTGCTTTCGGCGTTGCGGCGAGTATTTCGCTGACGCTGGTTGTAGAGCTGCTAAGCTGGACAACGCCTTTCTGGGTTAATGAGGCATCTTTAAGGTCAGGGATACCCAAAGTAATCAGATGTTGTATGGCAGCAAGTAATTGCGCGCGATCCGCTTTATTTAAAACAAAGCCAGCTGCTTCAACAACTCCCGCCAGTTCTTCCTGCACGGCATCAAAGTAATCATCATCCAATGCCGTGGCCGGTACGCCAGTTTGTGGGTTACCACGGGTAAAGCCGTTCTTACCCGCGCCAAATTTATCAACCTGGGCGGTTGGGGTATCAATACGATGCATAAAAGGTTACTCCGGGTATAAGAAAGTCACATAGGTGTGCGAAGGACAAAGTTTGTTAATGACGCATTCGGCGGTGGTATCGCCCCACGTTCTCAGGCTGTCGGTGCAGACAGAGGCGCAGGTCATGTCTGTTATCTGGGTGACATTCGGCATATTGACCTGCCACCAGTAGCGCCACTCTTCTGCATAAAGCGAGTCAATACAGGTCGCGGTACAACGAAAAACATCACTTTCAAACTGGGTGATAGTGGCATCTGGATAGCCCAGCGCCGCCAGTTGTGCCAGATAAAAACCCTTGTTAATCCCGCCCGGGACATTGATTTTTGCATCCAGTCGCTGTTGCCGCTGGGCCAAGGTCTGTACACCAGGCGGTGCGCATGAGTCCGGCAGGCCCGTTATCTGCTCATAGCGATCGATAAGCTCAGTGGTGGTGCGCGGATCAACCTCTAGCATCAGGCTATCGCCGTGCTGATGGGCGCGAGAGTAGGACGGTGCCAATCCCAGCAGTAGAGGATCATCCCCCTCCCATGCCGGGCCGCGCGGCAGCAGGTTTGTTAATAATTGGCTATAGCTGTCGGTTAAGTCCACGTTAGCTCTCCCACAATCGGCAATTCTGTGGCAGCCAGCGGGATATCATCGGTCGGGCTGACCAGAACGTGCTTATATTCCCCAGTGGCAATACTGATAGCCTCGCTGATACGCGAGTGATCCAGTGTTCCACCCGGCACCCCATCACGCAGAAACAAGGCGCGCAACTCAGCAATGACCGCATAGCGCACTTCTGGTGTATCTGGCGTGAGGCGAATATGGAACGGCACCACTTTTGCCACTGGCGCGAGGATATAGAGGCTGGCCCCTGCCACCGGAGCCAGCGGCAGAATATGATCGCGCACCGCGCTGACCACGGCATTATCCGGGATGGGGTTTTCAAGATTGCTGTTGGCCACCATCACACCAACCGTGCCGGTTCCCATCCAGTGGCGATAAGTCCAGGCACGCGTGACGCCGGGCACCTCTTTAGCCCAGATAATGTAATCACCATCAGCGCCACCCTGTGGGGTGTAATACCAGCGCTCGATGATCCGCGCCCGCCACTCGTCCACTGGCTCCACATCGGTACCGCCTTCGATGCTGTCAGCGGCAGCAGATGATGGCAGGCCGTTAATCGGTTGGGTCAGCACCATACTGATACCATCATCGGTATTTCCCAAAGTTCCAGCCACCGAGCAAATCACCGGTACCCGCAGAACTCCCGCAATAGAGGTCACCGCCGCCGTGGTGGTGTACTCCTGCAAATCATCACGTTGAATCACTCTGCCGGCAGGCACTTCAATACCGTTGGTGACCCCCTCCCAGCGCACAAAACCGGTCGCCGTTGCGGGTTCCTTGCGGGGGCAGCGTTTCATATTGCCGTGACGCGCTAACCAATCCTCATCGCACTGATCCGGTAACAGGTTGCGGGCCAGATAATCGATATAGCCGTAAACCGTATGTACTGCCGCCGCATGCACCCGGCTGTAAACCTCGGTGTCGGTACGGCGCAGAACGGCATCAGTTTGGAAGCGAGAATTCAGGTCACTGCGGATTTGGGTAATCAGTTGGGGAAGTGTCGGGCGGTTAAATCCGCTGTCAGCCATTGATTGCACTCCATAAATCATCAAATGTGATTAGCTGAGAACGGCCATCGTTGCGATACAGGGTTATCTCGGCGGTCAGTATCTCGGTACCGCGCCGCTGCACATTGATGGCTATTCGTGAAACTATGCCGTCGTCTTTTATCCAGGCTAGCGCCTGTTCTAAGTAGCCTCTGGCCAGTTCGACGGTGTTATTAGTCAGTGTGGTGCGCTGAAGCAAGTACAAACGGGAGCCAATACGGTCATTTTGTATCGTGGGATAGCTGTCACCCCACCACCCCATCGGCTGTTCGGAATCATCATCCGGATCAGCGCGGCGCCAGGTGAAAAGAGAAATAATCACTGCGCGAGTTAAGTTATCGGTGGGCGTGGAGGCTGATTGTTGTTGACCATTCACCATCAGGATCATGAGTTACTCCATCTTTTGGTTAGGCTTGTCAGTATTCGGTTCGCCATGTGGGTGAGTATGCGAATTGAACTGGCCGCGCATCGCCGCCATAGTGCCAGTTTTATCTTGAACATCAGCCGCAGACTCGACATTGCCCTGAGCTTTGATCTGACCGCTGGCTTCAATCAGTGGCGTGTTGAATACCGCTTTTTCCTCGGCGTTAACAATAAACTGTTTGGTGTTCAGCTCTATTTGGTTGCCGCGCTTGAGAATAATGCTATCGCCCTCATCGCTATAAATCGCCACCTCGCCAGACTCCAGCCCTTTAATTCGGTAGCGGCGATCGGCCACCACCAACACCACGCCATGCGAGCGGTCACCATCGGGGAAAGCAGCAAAAGCCTCGGCCCCCTTGTGGGCGGCGCTGGTAAAGCCATAAGGTTCCAGATGTTCGATATTGTCTTTTAACTCATCGGCGATCATCTGGATTTGCAGCATCTGATTTTTACTGCTGGAGTCCAGGCGACGCACTACCGCCCGCACCAGCATATTGGACAGTCCGCGCTGTATCCCCGCAAACAATCGACTCATTAGAATTCGTCCTCTTCGGCTTTTTTGCGGCGTTTTTTGTCAGGGTTAGGCGGTTTTGGTAAGTAAGCATCAGGCGGGCCAACCCGTAGCTGGGTGATAGTTCCCTGCTCATTTTTGCTGTAGGTCACTTCCGCGATTAACATTTCGCGGTTGTTAAAGCCCAGTACCGGATCAAATACCGTCACCAGTTGATTGGGCGACCACAAATCGCCGTTCCCCTGCCGCCAGCCCTGCACCGTATAGGTCACCTCATCGGTACGCGCTGCCCGCCGTAGCATTTCAAACTGACTGCGTTCAATCACCGAGGAACCCGTCGCATTGCCGCTCTGCTTAATCACCATAGGTCGATAACGGCTGACGCCGCCGTCAACGGTTTTAGCCCGGATGGCATTGGTGGTGGCCGTGCCAAAATCGTCGTCATTGCCCGACCGTTGACCGGCAACCACGTATTCAGAAAATCGGTCTTTAATGCTCTGTTCGGTGTCACAGGAAATGATATTTTCCCCCAGCACCAGTGCGGTGACAGTGCGTGAGGCTCCCACCGGGCCAATCACCAATGCGCCAGCTGGATTGTCATAGGCCAACACCTGCTGAATGCCCATCATCTTATCCAGCACATCGACCACCGTTTCGCCGTAATCCACCTGCAACCCCTGCATGGGGGTGTTTTCCACTCCGGCATTGACCACCGAGACACTAAAAGGCGCGGCCAACTGGGTCGCTATCTGGACAAAAGAGCGCCCGGTAAACTGGGTTATCAGGGCGGCACAGTCGATCAGGTCTTCGGTTTTGCTGCGACCGACAATGCCCACCGATACTGAGCGGGCGTCATAGCGTACCGGTGTGGCATCGATATAGCCGGTAACCACCAGGTCCGTGCCGATCAACACCGTAACCGCATCGCCCTTTTTCACTCTGGGCTGCAGGTGTCCGGCCTCTTCGCTGCCGGGCCATTGGCGGGTAATTTCCACATTAAAATCACGGGCCAGACGTTCGATACCGGCCGAGATTGAGACCGAAGTCCAGCCTGCCCACTCACGGCCATTGACCCGCAGCGTGACATCGTTATTCATCGGATGGGCACCTGTAGCGTTTTCACCGGCACAAAGCCGGGGTGGGTGATTTGATTGCGACCGATAATGTCAGTTTCGCGCGCGGCGGAGTCATACCAGTCAGCCGCCAGCACCAGCGCGGGCAGCACTTCATCAGGGGTGCGGAAGGTGGTTTTTTCTATCTGCTCGAGCCGCATGCTGATATCGCGATTGACATCAGCGCGCACGGTGTTGATCGCCAGAAACAGCGCATCATCGGTCACCCGTAGCAGTTCCTGATCAATGGCGGTATTGAGGGAGTCGCGGATCTCTGTCAATGCCTCGTAGGTTACCGGCGGTGACACGACCACGCTGTCGCTAAGCGACGTGACCGCCGGATGAGTGACCAGCGGCTGTTGCGCCTGCGGGGTCACCGTGGCAGTCAGTGGCGGGCGGGCCTGTGGTAAATCAGCCACGCTTTGTGCCGCCTCAGTCAGTGCGGTAGTACGGATGGCCTGAGCCACCACGTTGCGCTGGGTGGTCTGGGTCTGGATGGTTTTGCTGTCCGTTTTCCATACCCCGCGCGGAGCCAGATCACGACCTACAGTAAACCCGCTCAGCCCCTTAATCTTATTGATGATATCGCCACTGTTACCCAGCAGACTATTGCCCGAACGCCACATACGTTGCAGCCGGTTAACGAAATTCATGCCAGAGCTGGGTGGCATTAGCAGTACCGACAAGTCGCCATCCAACAAGCGGCCCGCGTCAGCAATAGCCGAATTCACACCATCAAAGGCTTTAATGGCGGTGTTCATCATGGCGCTGGCATCACTGATCACGCCGTTCTGGATAAAGTCAGCCATCCCCTCCAGCCCGAAATCCTTACCGAATGCATCAGTGACACAGTCAGTCATGGCATCACAGGAGGAAACCAGCTTCTGACCAGTGGCAACACCAGAGGTGGGAAAAGAGAGTTCACCGGCTTCAACAAAGTTAAAGTTAATGGTACACATACGGCCATCTGAGGCTCTATGGCTAATGCTTACCTCACCATCGATACAGACATTTAGCTCGCCATATTGCGGGTGGATCAGTTTCCCCGGCCCAGCCTGGTTAATGGCGGTAATCAGTTGATCACGTTGTGCCTGGTAATCATCACCTATCAGATAGGCTGAAATAGTATCGCGCCGTGTCACCCGCCCCTGATCTTCGGAGTAAGGTTTATCGCGGTTGGGGTATTCATGGGTTTGCGTCCTGCGCCCGAAAGTGGCCTCATCCTCTTGCGTTTTAAATGGCACACCACGAAACGAGGCCGGTAATAGCTTATCTTTCCAGCTCATACATTCTCCGGGCGAAAAAAAACCCACCGAAGTGGGTTATAAATATTATATTTAAATTAATTAAATCTTTTTCACGTCAGTAAACTTAAATATAAATTCTGGTTCTTCAAGTCCACCACGTAAGCTCATGCTACTTTCTTTAATACAATTACCATCACCACGGAAGAATGAGCCAGAAAATTTAACCTGATCACCTTCTGATAATTGGGATGCTTTCTCAAACAATGAAGATCGTGGGTCAATTAAAGTATCATATGAGATATCTGATAATGCGTTATTCCATGTTTTTACGGAGACATTAGGTGCAAGCTCTATAGATAAAACACCTTTACCATCACTATTAGAATCGACTTTAGTTACCTTACCTTGCCATCCTTCAACTTTTCGAGATTTTAATTTCTTGCAAATACCATCATCTCTTTTCGTTTTTATTCCCCCTCTTTGCATGTCATTTTTGGCTCCATCAGAAGCCTCAATAGCTGAGGTGGTTAATTCTATAAAAGACTGTTGTTTTTCTGGTAGTGTATTTTTTTGATCTTCTGCAAATACTGATCCGCTTGCAAGTATCCCTACAGCTACAATTAAGACTAACCGACTTCTTATCATTCTCATTTTTCGAACCCCAGAGATTAGTGTAAAAAAATCCTACCACTTACACTGGAACTCTTCACTGGAATTTTGTTACTTGCCAGAAAAACGAGTATAACCAACATCATAGCCCACACCAAAACCAGACTGATTGGTTTTAGTACCGACAATTGCCATACCCGGAGGAGCATTATCAAACTTAACGGTAATTTCTCCATTGACGGCTTGAGGTCTGGCTGCAGCTAATGGCACCTTAGAGTTTTGACTGCCATCGAAATTTAAAATCTCTTTTAGCCGCGGTATAAAACCATGGTAACCCCGAGCTTCTTCATCCTTTTTCGCCTTATCAACGACATATTCACCAGGGTTCATCCCTGCGGCTTTGGCTTCTTCACCAATCTCATTCAGCTTATTAAATAAGCTAATCAGCACACCAATAGCGACAACCTGCCCACTAAATTTGAAGAGATTGGTTAGCGAACCAGACAGGGCTTTAACCGCAACATTACCTTTATTGATGCCACTAAGAAACGAGATTAAAAAGCCACCAGCAATATAAACAGCCAAGCCTTGCATTACCCCTTCTAACCCACCTACCATATCAACAATAGGCTTAATCTGGTTCCATATATCTTTAAAAACTGGGCCGACGGTATCCCAGTTAGCCACAATTAACCCACCGGCACCGATCAGCAAAGTGAGCAGTTTACCCAGCGGGGTCATTTTGGTGACGAAATTCATAATACCGATAGCTTTCGTTATTGCCGACACGCTAACGGCCACCCCCGCTAAATATAGACCTAACTTCAAGGTGGTTTTAATCAGTTCTGGATTGGCTTTAATCAGTTGCCGAATTTGCCCCAAAAATGGCCTTAACTCTTGCGCAGCTTCTACTATTGATGGCAAGAATAAATCACCAATAGAAATACTCGCTGCCGTTAGTTGATTCTTTAATAATTGAACTGCGTTAGCCGTTGTCGCCGCGCGCGACGCATATTCTTTTTGCATCGAACCACTATAAATTTGTGCATCAGTGACTTTATTAAAGTTCTTTTCCAGTAGATCCAGATTTGATAATAAGGGAGTTATCGCCCCTAGTGACTCTTTACCAAATAGCGATGTCATTACTGCAACTTGATCGGCTTTTGGTATTTTTGCTATCGACTTCAAGACTTTTAACATTGCCGCTTTAGAATCTTTCTGCATATCTGCGGCAAGCTGTTTTGGACTAATTCTTAATGACCGGAAAACCTTTTTCTGTGATGCAGTTGCGGCCTTGCCTGCTGTAAGCGACAACATAAAGTTTTTAATACCTGTTGACGCGATTTCAGACTCTACTCCCATCCCGGCAATAGTGGCCCCCATTGCAGCAATTTCGCCAGATGCCACACCAGCAACTCCACCGAGCGGGCCAATACGAGTGACAATCTCAGATATTTTTGCTGCATTGGCTGGGCCGGTGTTACCCAGATAGTTCACCTTGTCAGCGAGCGTAACCACTTCATTTTGCGTTAGCTTAAATGCGGTTCTCCACTGGGCCATCATCTGACCAGACTCTTCTGCTGTCTGGTCAAAAGCGATCCCCATTTTCACTGCATCTTCGGCAAAACGGGTCAATTCTTCGCGAGCAATACCTGCCTGCCCACCTGCAGCAACAATCTCACCAATCCCTATAGCGGCCATAGGTAAATTTGACGATAGCTCCAGCACATCATCAGCCATCTGTTTAAACTGCTGCGGGCTGTCAAAATCAACCACTTTACGAACATCGGCCATAGTCGATTCAAAATCCATCGCCTGGCTAATAGGAACAGCAAATGCGGCGGTAATAGCCGCACCTGCCACTGCTGCGCTGGAGATAATATCTTTAAATTCCCCCTTAAATTTGCGCAGATCCTTCTGCATGGTGGTTAAGGTTGGGGATAATTTATTAACGCCGGTGATAATCGCCTTTAATTGAAAACTATCAGACATTTTTTATCTCCAAAGCAATGCGATCGGCCTGCTTCTCCATTTCAATTATCTTGGAAAGTGGGCAGGCCATAATGGTTAAAGGGCTAACTCGCCAGAAATAAGCGATATTGTAAGCGCGGGTAGTGAGGTCTTTTACGCTGCTGAAGTCGTAAAAAAACCGAGTATCTTCATTGATACTGTCATTAGATCTTTAGGTGACATCTGCTTAGCTGAAGAGGGGGGGATATCAGCCATAATAGGCAAATATAGTAAGGTAGATTTTGAATCCATCTTGATTTCACCATCTTTAGTGATAGTGAAAGGCATGCCACAGCTGGATACTTCATCATAGGTCGGTTCACGAAGTTTCAGCTCTTTGACCTTTTCACCACCCACGGTAATTTCTCTGGTTAATGTCACAATCATTGGTAAAAGCCCTCTTGTCCGTGGAATTCCATATCCACAGTGCCTTCTTCGGCATTGTGGTTCGCTTCGCCATGTAGCCAAGCACTCGAAAGCACATACACCTGACCGTTCGCCAGCTCGCTGGTGATGGTCATGGTGTCGGCGGAAGTGATCTTGCTGATGGGATAGTATTTGGGGACTTTAAATGTCCCTTTGGTATAGGGGGCGCGGTGAGTCTCTTTATAGTGAACCGAGCCATCCATGCCGATCACATCATCTTTCACCGCCGTGTTCATTGGCACCTCGATGCCGCCAGTCAGAGATAATTGCTGACCATCAATTTTAAAAAAGCACGTACCGCCAATTCGGGACATTTAGGCAACCTCTTCGCTATATTGCAGACGGAACTGATTAAGCACTGCGAACACTCGCAGTTGGTTGACATAATCAGGTGGGAACAGCACATCGAGCCGGTTAGGGTTATCCGCGTTGCGCTCGACAATCAGGTATTGCTTGAACAACTCAAAGTTTTCAACAATGCCCGCACGTTCCAGTTGGCGGTAAATGGATAACATTTCTCCCTTAATAACATTCGGTGTGACAATCGCCTGACCTGCACCGAAACGGGTACCATCGTTCGCCAGCTTATGGCGTGGGTACTTACTGGTGATAACCGACTTCAACCGGCGCAACGCATAGGCGCTGGTATGCAATGTTTCACTATCAAGAAAACTGTTATCGGCATTGCCGTAGCTGTTTTTCTGATAGGTGGTGATATCACGCTGAATGCGTAATACCCCGCCCTCGCTGTAAGCCGTGGCGATACCGTGGGTTAACAGGGATTGCTGCTCGGACAGAATGAAACGCGTCCCCACCGGAGCCGGAAGTGCGTCATTTAACAGGCCGGTTTGCGTAGGTCGCGCCGGATCATTACGGATAAACACCGAATTACGCGCGGTTCGCGCCGCAACCAGTTCATCCGTTGCCATCTGTACGCCGGTTTCATAGCCAGCAATGGTCAGATGTGGGTCGTTAAACGTGGCACCAAAAGCCACCAGATCCGACAAATCGCCAACTTTCGCGGTATACACATGGCCATATAACTGCCGTGACCAGCTCCAGCGCCCGGTATCGTCGTTCATCTCTTTGCCGATAGTGGCCAGTGATGCCGAGTCATTAAACGGGAAAGCGATAAAATCAAACAGCTCATCACCCAGCGTGGCAATAGTGGCAGACAGGTTTGGTGCACCGGCCCCGCCAGCCAGTGGAACAATCGCCACATTCACGCCAGAGGGGTTCTGCTCACCACCGACCGTACCGCGATAGTTCAGGCTGACAGGCAAGCCATTACCGGTTAAACCACTGTTTTTGGCCGTGAGGGTGACAACACCTGCAGCAGCAATAGCAGTCACTGGTAAATCAACCAGTGCATTAATTGCTGCAGCGATGCTGGCACCGATAATCGCCGGAGTATCCAGTGCGGTGACAATCACCTGCACTCGAGTAGAGCCAAGATAAATAGAGAGAGCGCCGGAGGCTTGCGCGGTACCGGTGACCGTGAGTGTGCCGGTTGCCGGATCACCCGCGACTTCAGGGACAGCAACCACCCACAACTCACCAAAGGGATCGACAGCCCGATAAGCTGCCACCATGCGGGCTAACTGGCTACCTCGACCGGCTACCTGCCCCGCTCTGTCTGCCGATGGCATAATGATGAGTGTGTTTTTTTCAATCGAACTGGTTGCCAGCGCATGAGCGATAATCAGTGATGGCCCGCTGTCCTGTGCCGTATTCGCCGCGTTATTGTCCATTTCGGCAAAGAACAACGGCACCCGTAAATCATTAGGAATGTTGTTAAAGCTGATCATTGTTTTTTGGCCTTCTGCTCAGGTTGAACGATAGGTACCGGTGGTGCGGTTTCTTCAGGTTCTGCGGCCTTGACGGTCACTTCTCCTGACGCTATCCGGCGGTGCCAGTAAATATCTTCATCGACGTTTCGGCCCTCTGCGGGCAAAAAGTCACCTCTAACCGGGTCAGGAACTGACCGGCCATCTTTGGGGATCACATGCATAAGGGATTACTCGTCGTTAAGAGGGATGTTTAACTTGTGCTCAATGCTGCCGTCAGGGGTCATAAAATCGACATCAACCATGATCCGCTCCAGCTCTGCAAGCTGCTGAAGATCGTCCCATTGGTGGGTATCTTCGACTGTAATGTCCCGTATTGCTGAGAAGTCATACTGGTAATAAAGATGGGCGCGGTTCATATCCAGCAGGTTGCCACCATCATACTGAATCGGGTCATAGCAAGACTCAGGCTCCCAGCCCAGCAGCGCTTTAAACAACTCAGCGCGGATATTATCGACGGCATCAAATGCAGCCTTTTGCCCACGCTGATCAGGTGTATTATCCAGCACCACAATCACAGCAAAACCGTCAGTAAGAGCCTGCCAATAGTCGGTTTGTGACTTTTGCTCTCCCGCATTGTCATCCAGCGGAATGACCCAGGCAGTGGGTAATTCCATCTTTGTCGTTTCTGGTATGGCTTTATATTCAGCCGCCCCGGATATGCGCCCATTAAATGACGGGCAGCGCAATCTAAGTGCAGCAATAACCACTGAAAGTTTCATTTTTTAACGGGCCTCACTGAGCTTTGTAGCGCCTCAAACAACACACGCTGAATCCACGTCTGCCGGTTGAATAACGCCTGCTCCATAAAGTTTTTACGGGGTTTGATTTTCCAGCCATCCCCACCAGCACCACCGCGACGGTGATTTTTATTGCGACGAGCGCCCTGTTTAACACCATAAAACAGGAAAGCAGGATAGAACGCGCCCTCAATAGGGCGCGAACCTTTGCCGCCTTTCTGGTTTGGGGCGATCCGGACAAGGAAGCCGGGGCGGTTTGCCGTTGCGGTGGGAACACGATAACCAATGGATTTAGCCAGCCGCCCCGTGCGATAGCCCGGCACTTCTCCGGCATTCGATATCGCCCGTCGAGCCACCAAGCGCCGCGCCTCACGCAAGACATTCTGACCGACACTGACAAACGCCCGTCGTACCCTTGCTTTGTTAAAGGTGATTTCGGTTTCTTTATCAAAATCAACATGCAGATATAAACCGCTGGTTGAGTTTTCAATGCCCATTAATGCCCCTCCCCGATAGCTTCCACGGTACCCAGTTCTTCAGCAGTGATAACCAGAAAGCGGCTGGCTTCATTCAGATTGGTGGTGCCCTTAACTCGGTAAACCATTTTATTAATTACCACTTCATCATCGGTGGTAACGCCCGTTCGGTAGCGGATAACGATGCGGTGAGTGATAGCGACATCTATCTGCATCGAACCAATACGGACAGAATCACCAATGGCTGACAATTTGGCCCAGGTATCAAAGGTATTGTGATAAACAGTATCAACACCCATATGACCATTGCCGGGAACATCTTCGCGGGTACGAAACTGGGCGCGTTTGTTTAGCTCGCCAATCGACGGTGTGCGGTAGGTGGCTGCAACTTCAGTCAATCTACGCTGAGTCATAGCTATACCCCATAGATGCGGTAAGGTTGGAGAAGTGAAGTGACTGCAAATGGAACCTCTGATGATTCAATAGTCGAAGTTGCTTCCCTATTCTCATACCAATGACCAATACAGAGCAGCATGGCTGTCAGTACGTCATCATCAAGAAAGAGAGACTCTTCGCCAAAAGCAGGATCTGCAGCATCTTCAAGAATTGTCCGTCGAGTGTAGTTCTCAACATATCGCCAGGCGGCCCGCATATATATCTTCAGTAAGGTTTCATCTGTATCTGAATCCAGTTTGCAATGCTCCTTAACAACCCCGATATCGATCATGAGAGAACCTTATTTAGCTTTAGATTTCTTACCACCAGCACTAGCCTCCGGTTCTGGCTCCGGTTCTGGCTCCGGTTCTGGCTCCGCAGGTTGTAATTCCTCCAGCCGCTTTGCATAGCCTTTTTTCAGGAGTTCCCGTCCATGCTGCTCACCCGTTTCAAATTCCTGACCGTGATCAAGAACGCTATAGCCGAAATAAATCTGCTTTAGTGCTATCAATTTCATGATGTTATCTCTGATAAAGCGGCCCGCAGGCCACTCAGTGAAAGGGGTAATTAGCCACCGACAGGTGCAGGAACCGTAAACGCACCGGTAACAAACGCTTCAGGACGATACACCGCCAGTGCGAGACGTTCCTCGCAACGGATGGTGATCATGTTTTTCTCAAAGTCGTCGGAGTTTTCGGTACTGATCACCACATTGGCGTCTTCTCGGTCAAAAATCTGAGCGCCCGCGTTAAATGCACCGGTCAGGAACTTGCCTTTAAATGCCGCCGCTTCTGTAGCGACAACAGGCAAACCCCACAAGGTCGGCGTAGTCAATGCTGACGGATTGCCAAGAATGTAACGGCCCAACGTGTCTTTGGTCAGTTCGATCTTGGCCCAATCAATAAAGTGCAATACATGACCAGAAGCGGAGAAACGCGCAAGTTGAGACTGCAGCATAGCCAGCCGCAAATCATCAATGCCATTCTGCTGAACAACTTCAAATGACGGATCGAACACTGATGCCTGCGGCATAATCCCTTCAAGATGAACACCGGTACCATCACCGAACAAGATTTCTTGCTCTTCGGCATATTTCAGGCCAAAGCGCATTTCAGTATCAATCGTTGATTGTAACTGTGAGAAATCATCAAGGATCTGTTTCGCGGCCTTGAACAAGTGGGCAATAGTGCGAACAGGCGTGATTTTTTCACCGAACTGAATGTCGCTGTAAGGCTTTTGCGTACCTTCAGCGACGACTCGTGCATTATTGGTAAATCCAGTCTGCTGAACCCAATAAATGGTGCTTGATTGAGTACGACCCGGTGCAAGTAAATCACGGATAAACAGGCGCTGTTTAGGCGCAACATCAATACCCGGCAAGCGATGTGGAGCCACAATCTGCCCCGGCACATCGACTGACAAGAGTGCTGCTTTCACCGGAATACTGATCCGCTGGCTTGCTGCAAGCCCTGAGACAAAACCTTTTAACGCCTCGGCTGATACCACCTGCTGCCCAATCGTCTCAACAGTTTGCACGGCATTATTCAATGGCATTTGGGCAACATGCTGTTCCAGTTCACCCAGGGCCACTTTGAGGGTTTTCTCTGCGGCGGTCAGCGCGTTAAATTCTAGCGCCATTTTGTCTACAGCTTCTTTAGTCGAGGCAGAGAGCTGACCCGCGTTTTTAGCTTCTGTCAGCGCTTCTTCTGCCTTGGCGTTAAACTTGCCAGTGGCCTCTTCCAGTGCTGCGGAAACCTTTTTCAGTACATCATTTACATCAGACATATTTTCTCCAGATTATTGGCACGCCGCTTTCAGTCCACTTAATGCAGACTCGAAGCTAGCTAAAGTTTCAGTATTAATTTCAGTGGTAGCGCTTGGCGTACCGGGAGGAGTAACAGCAGCGCCAGGCATGCTGTCGGTTAAGGCTTTAAGTAATTTCCGACGCTCGGAACGTGGGGTATTGGCTTTTGCCAGCAGCGCATCGAGTTTGCGAATGGCTGCTGATGGGCTTTGGTCATCATTGGTAATTTCATCAGCCGACAACAAACTGTCTGCGAAGCCTTTTTCGACAGCATCACTGCCCGCAATATAGGTTTCATTGTCCATCATGGCTGCAATGTCTGCTGCTGGCAGGCCAGTTCTGGCTGAATAGATATCGCCCATCGCCCGATCAAAAGGCTCAATATCAATAGCAGCTTTTGCCAGATCGTGACGGTTGCCCATCATGACAATCCAACAGTTGTGGATCATCAGAAACGCACCACGCCCGACCTGAATCTCATCACCGGCCATGGCAATAATGGAAGCAGCAGAGGCGGCAATCCCCAATACTTTCACCGTGACCTTGCCGCTGTATTCGCGCAGCAGGTTATAGATAGCCAGTCCCTCGAACATGTCACCACCGGGCGAGTTGATGTTAACCGTCACATCCTCGCCGCCCATCGACCGCAACGCGGCAGCAATGCGTTTGGTGCTAACCCCCTCGCCCCAGTAGTCCTGTCCGATCACGTCAAATATTGAAATACTGTTTTCGCCAGTGGCAGCGGCTTTTAACCCACCGTTCCAGCGCTCTACCGCACTTGGCGCAACCTCACAGGAAACACCCGCGCACGGGCGTCCCACCGGCGCTGCCGGAAGGCTTTTAATTGTCATTAGGTTTTACTCCTAGGCGGCTTGTTTTAGCGGTGACTGTTCAAGCGGGATGTCAGGGAACAGGTATCCGTGAAGCTCAGTGATGGCTTTCGCTTTAACAACAGCGTTATGTGATTTAAGGTCTTCAAGTGCAACAAGGTTAAGTTGCACGGTATAGATATCGCCACCCGGTATTGGAGGCAGATTTTCAAGGCGGCGAACATCGTTGCGGTTCATCCAGCCATTTTGCAATGCTGTGGTGTAGTAAGCGGAACGGCCCGCACTGTCAGCACGCAATAGACCTTCAACAGAGAATTCAGCAAAGTAATCCTCATCACCGGCCAGCAGGCAACGAACAATCTCCTGTTCAATATTGACCAGCAGTGGACGCAGGGTATTACTTAGAAATAGGAGGTTCATGCCCTCAACACTGGAGGCCCAACTGCTTTGCTTGGTCATATGGCCTACCATAAATGGCGGCACCCTAAACCAGCGGCAAATCTCTTCGATACTGAATGCCCGACTCTCCAGCATCTGAGCGTCTTCCGGGTTCATGGTCACGCTTTGGTAGGTTAAATCCGCTTCCAGTACCATGACCTTACCGGCATTTTTTGAACCGGTGAATGCTGAGATGCTTTTACGCAATGCTTCTCTCTGTTCGCCTTTCAGCGCGGCTTTACTGGAAAGAAAGCCCGAGTTTTGCATGCCATTTTCAAATACTTTCGCTGCCGACTCTTCGATCGCCATGGCTGAACCAAATACGTCCCGACCAGTATTCATCGGCATTAATCCACACATACCATCCAGACCAAATCCCCGGATGTGCATCATAGTTTTGACCGGTATCACCCGTTTCTTACCGTTCTCGGTATAGGTGTACTCAAGCTGCCCGCTGTCCAGGCGTTTAACCACCATATTCTGCGGCAACAGCGGAATAAGAGAGATAACGCGATTGCCGATCATTCTCTTTTCTATAAACGCATTGCCCCGCAAACAGATACTGGCCACCAGCATCAACATAAAGCGCGAAGGCGTCATTTCTGAATTCGGACTGCGGCATAACACCGGATATAACGGGTGGTCAGTCGCGGTACCTCGGGAACCGTCCGGCATGCGCTTATACAATTTCAACGGCAAAGTCGAAACTGACTCACTGATAAGTCGGACACACGCCCAGGCTGCGGCCAACTGAATGACTTTATCCGCGGTGACCACCTTGCCGCTGCTGCTGGTGCCAAACCATTCCTGAAAGAAGGTGCCAGTAGTGAGGCTAATTGGCACACCAAGCCAGTTAAGGAGCGCACTTTTAACGCGCCCCGGATGTTTATTTTGTGCCATTAGATACCTACTATTATTGGGTTATCAAAGAAACCATCCAGATCGCCATCCTCTTCAATATCAGCATCTTCAGCAGCGCCAATTGCCATGGCAGAAGCAACCACGCCGTCAATACGGCCAGTACTTTTCTTCTTGGCAAAGATGCGGTTATCTTTCTGGTCTGCCTCGAGTACCGCTGAGGCTGCATTCCAGCGCAGGCAAGGGTTACGCTTGATAATTAACTCTTTGTTATTGATTTTCTCTTCAAACAATTCGATGGAACGCGGCATCCATAAACCGGATTCCTGCGCTTTGTAATAGCCCTGCCCGTGCGGTACCAAAACGACACTGACCGAGTTGCTTTCCAGTTCAGGCTCAAGGTATTTGATGCGGTATTGGTCAAAAGCGATGCATTTGATATTAAACATGGCTGTCAGCTCACCGATTCGGTGGGCAACAAAGCCATAATTCACCGCCTTGCCTGGTGGTGCGTGGATAAAACCAGCCTTTAGCCATTTGTCGTAAGGCACTCGGTCGGTTTTAGCACGCTCGAGCAAACTGTCTTTAGGTGTCCAGAACTCAACAAATAAGCGGTTATGTTTAGGGAAAAACAGCGCCAGCGAAGTTAAGTCGCGAGAGCCTGACAAATCGAGTCCGCCATAGCATTCCTCCCCCGCCAGTTCCTCAATATCGAATTCGTCTTCACAGTCCATCCAGGTATCACCGCCGATCCACGGCGTGGCTGATTCCACCCATTCACAAAAGTTGAGACGGCGCACAATGCTTTCTTTGGCGGGCATCCCTCGGGCAGCGGTAACCTGTTCGCGCAGGTATTTAAGTTCAAAGGTTTGGCCCAGCGAGGGGTTAGCTTTGCCCCAGCAAGATTCGTCTTTAAATGGGTCGTCACCTTCGTCCAGTGAACAGATAAAACTAAAGAAGCTGTCATCTTCAAGATCGCCGCTGGCGACCTTTTTGCCGTATTCGTGGTAGTCATAACAAACGCTGGTTTTATCGTGGCCGCTGTTAGTGATTAAGAATATCAAAGCCTGACGCCGCCCTTTGGTACCGGCGCGCATCATCTCAACAACCTGATTGGTTTTATGTTCGTGAACTTCGTCAATTAGCGCACAGTGGGGGCGCGGGCCAGATTGCCCATCGTCTGAGCTGATGGGTTTAAAGAATGAGCCGGTTTGCAGGAATGCCAGATTCCACACGTTTAAACCGGTACCGGATTTAACCACCCGCTGAGAGAGTGCCGGAGACTGATCGACCATTGATACAGCATCGCGAAACAGGATCATGGCCTGGTCTTTTTTGGTCGCAGCCGCGTAAACTTCGGCCCGTGGTTCTTTGTCGGCCATCATGCAGTAAAGACCGACACCACCGGCCAGTGGGGATTTGCCCGAACCTTTGCCCGACTCCACATAAACCATGCGAAAGCGTCGGGTGCCGTCACTGGATTTCCAGCCAAAAATGGAGCCGATAACAAAGCATTGCCACGACAACAAAATAAACGGCTTGCCTTCGTGGTCGCCACCATTGAGTTTTAATACGTTGGCAAAAAAGGCAATAACACGGGAAACCGCTTCGACATCCCAAACTAATCCGCGCGCGGGGCCAAGTTCCAGATCCCGCAAATGTCTTTCACAGGCATGGCGAATATCGGGGCCTGCCACTATTTTCCCTGACGTCACATCGGTTGCATATTGAGTTACTGGATCAACCGAAGAACTGGGCGAGCGGGTCTTCTTCTTTTTCTCCGCCATTCACATTCACCTTTGATCTCGCGGCAGGGGTCAGGCCGAATTCAATTAAGTAGCCTTTGAAGCGGCGATCCGCATCGGCAAGCTGCCCTACCGCCGGATGTCCTTTGATAAGAAAATCACCCAGCTGGGTTTTGGTCATATAGGTGTTGCCCTCGATATCAATCTGCTGGCGCAACCGAAGGATTTCCGCATACAGATCACAAAGGCGTTCTAGTGCCATGGTATCGGCAACGGTCAACACGCCCATCTGATCCAGCAGTAAAGTTAGCCGCCCCCAAGCCGCCTTACCCCAGTCAGTTAAATGAGCAGGAGGACTTGGAATTTCTCGGGCTGGTTGAGGTTCATTCTTATTCAGTGGGCGCTTGCCCGGATTACCGGTGACCACCTTTAAGTGGGTCGGTTTTGGTCGGCGTCCAGCCATGGAAAACCTCCCAAAAAAAAGTTTTCAATTCGCGGTTGTGCACAGAAATGAGGGCTGGCGGTATGGAGGGCGAAGAGGTGGGAACTTTCGACCCACCCTCCCGATGATATTCATTCCCATTCTCGCCCATCAATCAAATGATAATTACTCTCATTTATTCCAATGTGAATTGGGGTCAATCGGTATGCCATCAGCGGTGCAGCCCGCCACATAGCCTCTCTTCTCCTGTCGCTGTTTGGTTGAGTCATGGTGCTGCTTACATAATGGTTGCCAGTTCCCTTTATCCCAGAAGAGCTTCTGCGCTTTCTTTAGTTCATCGGGGGTCTTGGCTTCTTTCATCCGGTGCGGCTTGATGTGATCCACAACGACCGCTGCTGTCTTTCTGCCCTGCTGGTTGCACATAACGCAGAGAGGATTACTACGAAGAAATGTCAGCCTGGCTTTTTGCCATGGACTGCTATAAATGCTGCTGGTCTTCATGGCGTTGCTCCAAAAGAAAAACCACCGGCTTATAAGGCCAGTGGCTTGTTGTTGGTCGGCGAAACTATCACGAGGTTTATCTCTTCTCAGGTATCTTCTATATGCTTTTTAGCAATCTCGATTATCTCTCAGATGCTAAGCATCTTTGAGGAATGGAGGTGAGGTTTAAATTAAATAAATTCACTCATTACTCGGTTTCGTCATAATGATCAGGTTCATCAAATGTATTTATAGAAACATAAACTGTTTCTCCGACTTTCCATCCTTTATCTTTAAGCACATGCTCTGGTGTCGACTCAGGTACTTTAAAATAATATGAATAAAGCATTTCTCCTGAATTACCATAATCCTCACCCAAATCTTCTGGATTGAGATCCATTTCTTCCAGATCTTCCTCAGTGATACCAAGCTCTTTTGCTAACGCAGATAATTCAGTCATTTTCGCCTCGAATGTAGTTAAGTCAGAAATACAATCTCACGAGGGAAATTAATTGTAAACCACTGTTTTTGTTGACCAATTAGTCAACGTGGATAAGTGTATAATTTAACTAACCAAGTAGTTATTAAATTATTTTATATAATAGGTATTATCGTGGCTCTCAACTTGTGATCAGTCCTTACCTTCCATAATGGCTAGCATCGCTGGGGCTGTAATCTTCATAATGTGCTCGTGTTCTACAGCAAGAATGGGCTTTTCTTTCTTTCGCTCATTCATTAATCGACTGCCAATAGTGCCTTTCAGTTTTGACCTAGTTTCTTTAATAGCAAACCGATGCTGCATCTCTTCGCCGATAGACAGGCGGCGATTTAGCTGTTCTGCCATCCAGTTAAACGCATTGATATAACACTCTTTGAGAGCGGTGGCAGTTTTCCCTGTAAAACCCATAACCAACATCATGCAACCGTCACGTGTGATATTGTACATTGGTTGAATATCACCATTTTTATCAATTAAATCAATGGGCGCAAAATTGCGCTGGGTGAAATCACTGGAGCATTTCAGATTACGAATTGCCCTTAATACATCTTTATGCCGCTTACCAAAATATTGAGCGACTTTAATCGATGTGGTTATGACTTTGTTCTCTGACATGACAACCATATCGCGGAAATCAAAGGCCGGAATAATTGACGGATTATTCAT